CGCGACGAGAGCCTCGTGGTAATACAAGAGGTTCCGGACGCACCGTCAAAATTGACGGTAAGAATGTCCCGATCGGAGAGCTTTACGGAATGCTCCGAAAATATAGATCCTCAGATCTTATTAGATATGGGGAATCTAAAATTCCTAGAGAGGTACTCTCTAAGGGACTCCAAGATAAAGGAGTCACAGGCTTTTCCAAATCAGGAAAAGCTCTTAAAGGACTTAGATAAAGTCCTAATGAAGGTCAGCAGCACTCTAAAGGAGGCTGTAATGACCATTCAAAGACATCGGGCCGCATGGTTGACCATGGCCGATGTGCTCAGGGCCACATTTATGGTCCTGAGAGTAAAAAAGAATCATCATTTAATTGATAAGGATTCTTACCAAGGCGTTCTCTTACGCTACATCTTATCCTTTTGCAGGGGTAAGTATGAGAATATGATAGAGAACATTAAGCAGTTCTGCTATGAATGCAGAGCAGCTTACATTGGAGCCGAGTATGAGTAAACGCATCCTATACTCAGAACCTGTCCAAAAAGATGGCTTTGTCAGCTATCTAGAATGAACAGGGACCTTCCAACGCCATACCTGCCCCTAACTAAAAAGGAGGAGGAAGAATGGCAATCCAGATTTATTCCGGATCCGAAGGAGCTCAGAACCATGACCCGAAACATCGGTGAGACTATCACGACGATCGAGGCAATGGAAGGATACAATACTAAGATTGAGCATAAGTCCAATCTCAGATGGGGAAAGACATCAGGATGTCTTGAGTATACTACTGAAAGGGGAGGTCTTTTGACCACAATCTCCGAACGTATACCCCTCGGGATAAAGCATGAGCTAATGAAGTGTAGCTTATACGATATTCCCGATATCCAGGCACTAATATTCAAGCAGCTGAATGCCGCTTGCTCATTAGAAATAGAGCCGTTTGTTCACAACTGCAAATTCGTGAACTGCGAAGGAAAACACCCACCACTCCTTAAACACACCGTGTTTACGAGGGGAGCGAAAAAAAGACCGCTCACAATGTTTCTTTCGGCAATAAATTACTTAAGTAGCATAGTACAACGAATGCTAACCGAATGGCTCCGAAACTCGCTAGTTCCTAGCGAGTCACTAGAGTCTTCTCCTCAATGGGTCACGCACATAGCAAAAGTCTATGAGCGCCTCAAAAAGGAGAGAAAGGATATCTGGTTTCATTCAGGCGATTTAGTGGCCTGTACGGACAATTTTGTCTTCAAAGCGTCACAAGCATTAGCTAAAAAGATGCTTGAACCATTTGAGAGACCAGACAGTTGGGATAACATAATATCCGTCGGTATTGGTAGATTCCACCTTATGCTTCAAACAGATGAACTGCTCGAGCTAAGGAGACACGGCAAGTATGATGAGATACTTGATTACGTAATAGAAAATTACCAAAAATACCCGCTGCAAATTATTGGGCAGCACATGGGGAACCCCCTATCTTTCCCAATAATGGGAGGAATGCATCAAGCGATCGCAACAAGGGTCTGTGAACTCGGTCATTACCGAGTAACATCAGAAAAACCTGAGATCGCCCAGCTATACCGCCGATTATGGAACGGCAGAGGCGAATGCACGTATATCTTAGGCCTATTAGACGACGGAAGGTTGTCAAAAGGACCATCCAAGATTCAACGAACTTATGAGTGGCTCATCAACATTATAACTCGCGAGCCCACTCTTTCGTACGAGACCTTTTATCATAAGGTTAACTCGCCTGAGGCGAAGAAGTACGTTAAAAAGAAAGAAGTTGAATCCGGAAACGTCGAATATAAGGCGTGGAGATGGGAAGATATTAAAAGGATTGATAACAAGCCACTAAGTGACTTGATCTTCGTACATATACGACAGAAGAATGACTTGATAGAATATCGGTCAGACTCCAACGTCAGCTTCAGAACTTTGAGGCCTGACGATAAAGTATATGAAAGCATGTGCTACTTCCGTGATAACAGAAGGAGAGATGCAAAATTACGAATCCTATTACGACCAGCGTACTACTGGTCATGCGGAGATGATCATCTAGGCATGACTACTGACGTAGAAAGAATTTCTATGTACAAAGGTACAATGCTTCGAAAATTCAACATGAAGTACTCTCCGAAGGGAGACTTCATATCGAAAGAAGCTTTCGTCATTGCAGAGCAATACGGTAGGGTCAAGGGGGGAAAAGTAGTGAAAGAGATAATCGTGAAGATGAAGCAGATAGCTTTAGATCACGACTCAAGTTCTAAGTGGTCGTGGATGGATACATGC